CAAAGAAATCAATAACATCTTGGATTGTTGTTTTAACCACATCAGTTGTTGTTGCGTTCTTATCTGTAATTAAATCAATTTCCAAACCTAAATCAATAACTTCACCGCTTTGAATGTCAATATAGTCATTAATCATTCTGTACTCTGAAAGATAATTAATAATATTGTTTTTTAATGTGTTGGATACCACGTCAGTTAAGTTACCATTATCGTCATATGATAATAATTTTACTCTAACCTTATTATCTTCTTCCATTACATTAACTTTTGCAGGTGCACCAAATGTACCTGGCATTGATTCAATCAAAGATTTATAATCATTTAATGTAACTGCTCTATTTTGTGTTGCAAAATTATATGCAATCATGTTTCTCAATTCTTCAATTGTTGGTTGGTCCGCACCACCTACGGCCGGTGTTACATTGGTTACACGTAATGATTGTTCAACTTGTGAATTAATTGATGATAATGGACCTGTAATATTAAATTCGACGTTTTCAATGTTTGTTATAACATCAACACCTAAATTAGAATCTTTTCCACCACCAACACGATATTTTACAAACATCGTCGTATTAGCTTTGGGAATGGTACCCAAAGACATATTATTTAGATACGTCCCTAAATTAACTTTCATTGAGCCATTCATGTAATCATCAAGATTGTCTAATGGGTCAACAGTACCCGAACCAAAAGTAATTGAGAAATAACTTTCCGGCGTAAATTCTGTGATAAATTTATTTTTTACAGAAACATATGTACCTGCTTTAAAATTATCTTTATCAGATACACCTGTTGGGTCCGGTAAGAATATTTTGTCTTCAATTAAACTTTTTACTTCATACCACTTATTGGTATTTGAATCAAATTCTGAGCTTGTTGGGTTAGCTCCGAAGCTTGTACCTTCTTTGTGAATTATAGATGTTACACCTAAAATATTTTGTTCAGGCAAATAAAATTTTAAGAATGGTTTTTGGTCAATTTCTGTAATTACTCTTCTATAGATTCTTGTAACACCATTTACAACAGCATCTCTTTTTGTAATTGTATATGAAATTAAAGTATTATTACTATCAAAATTTGGTATTTTTAATCTGTTTGGTTCTCCCTTACTATTAAATGGATTTGAAAAATCTATATCTTCTAATGTTTCAAATATTTGTCCCGCGCCTGATACTTGTGCACCGGCTTTTAATACACCAAGATATCTTTCATCCTCTTTATCACCACGAACAGGTACATTTATTGAAAAATCACATAACGATACCGATGGTCTATTACCCGGTATTTTAATACCATATGTTTTAGCAATATGAAATAATGATTGTCTTTGTTGAGCAAAATCCAACATTGTTTCTTGCCATACTCTATCTATATGAAAATGTAAGTTATCGGCAACTGCAGCATTTAAGTCCAATAACACAGAGAATATTGATGCGTCGTTAGTATTTTTTACTAAGTCAGGATAATATTCTTTTGTTAAGTTTACTAATTCTTGTCTTAATCCCGCAAAATCTCTTGTTGCGTATGAAATCTTTTTTGCCATTTTAAATGTTGATAATTACAAAATCCGAAGATGTAAATGCTCCGTTATTAACTGTGTATTCTATTTTTACTACTGCAGTGTGTGGTTTGTTTGAACCATCCGATACCCTAAATAATCTTTCATCTTCGTTTTGATTAAACGAATTTGTTTCATCAGGGTCATTTTCCGCTGATATAACATCTAATTTTGTGATGTCAAGATTTGGAATGTATTTTCTTACTGAGTCTCTAATTTCACTCTCTATTAATCCAAATGTTACCGCATCGTTTTGGTCAAAGATAAATTGATAAAGACGGGTACCAAAATCAGGTAAGAAATATCTTGAACCTTTTTTGGTTAATAATAGATGTATAAGATTTGTTCTAATTTCTTTTTCAGGTGATGCTGTCATTTTAATAAAGCTACCATCGACACTTTCTCTGAAAGGAAATTCTATACCGTATTTTACTGCCATATCTATAAATATAAACAATATGGAAATGGTAATAAATAAAAAATCCCAACCGAAGTTGGGATTATGTTTATTCTATTAAGACTTTATTTTATCATGAACCACATCCTTCGCACTCAAACGGTGAGTCAGATGGTCTTTCAATTGTCATCTCAACCTCCGGTGTACTTTCACTAATTAGCGAATTATTATTTGGTGTTGGGAAAACTTGTGATGGTTCGGCAGGTTTTACTGTTGAAGTATCGATACCCAAACCTTTCATCGCATCAACCGCAGATGTTGAACGTAAGTAGTACATGCCCGTCTTTAAACCTAATTTCCATCCATGTAAGTGTGCAGCTAATAACTTAGCTTTGTTAACTCCACTGATAAATAAATTCATCGATTGAGATTGGTCAATATAAACACTACGATTTGCTGCCATGTTTAATATTTTCTTTTGTGACATCTCCCAAACAGTCTTATATATTTCTTTTAATTCAGTTGGAATTTCAGGGATATTTTGAATAGAACCATTTTCCATAATGATTTTATTTTTAATCTCTTCATTCCATAAATCAAATTTCAATAAATCTTTAACCAAATGTTGATTGATTACAACGAATTCACCACCCAATGTTCTTCTTGCATATAAGTTTGTTGTGAATGGTTCAAAACATTCGTTGTTACCCAAAATTTGTGCTGTGGATGCTGTTGGCATTGGTGCAACTAATAAAGAGTTTCTTACGCCATTGTTAACAACTTCTTTACGCAACGATTTCCAATCCCAACGACCTGAAGTATCCTCGTCTGTCTTACCCCACATTTGGTATTGGAATATACCGTGCGATATTGGTGAACCGTCGATAGATTCGTATGCTCCATGAATTTTAGCTAAATCTTTTGACGATGTTAAAGCTGCAAAATAAATCGTCTCAAAAATTTCTGTTTGTAATTTATCCGCTTCATCCGATTCAAATGGTAATCCTAAGATACAGAAAACATCCGCCAAACCTTGAACACCTAAACCAACCGGTCTATGTTTAAAGTTTGATAATTTAGTTTCTTCTGTTGGATAGAAATTTAAATCAATTACGTTGTTTAAATTTTTAACAATTTGATAAGTTGCATCATATAAGAACTGATGGTCAAATGCACCATCAATAATATATTTTGGTAATGCAATTGATGCTAAATTACAAACCGCTTGTTCAGTTGGCGAACTATACTCAATAATTTCAGTACATAAGTTAGATGACTTGATTGTACCTAAATTCTTTTGATTTGATTTATAGTTAGCAGCATCTTTGTACAACATGTAAGGTACACCTGTTTCAATCTGTGCAGTTAGGATAGCATCCATTAATTTTCTTGCTTTGATTGTTTGACGACCTAAACCTTGTTGTTCGTAAGATTCATATAATTCAGTAAAATTCTTTTGTTCCGGTGTGTCGTATACATCAGATAAACCTGGTGCTTCATCAGGTGAGAATAATGTCCAATCACCATCTTCTTCAACACGTTTCATAAACAAATCGGGCGTCCATAAAGCCAAGAACAAATCTCTTGCTCTTAATTCTTCTTTACCGTGATTCTTTCTTAATTCAATAAAATCAAGAACATCCGCATGCCAAGGTTCCAAGTAAACTGCAAATGAACCTTTACGTTTACCACCTTGATTAATCCAACGAGCAACCTCATTGTATGTCTTCATCATTGGTAATAGACCATCAGATTCGCCACCTGTTCCCTTAATATATGAACCCTTAGCACGAACATCATGAACGTGTAATCCGATGCCTCCAGCCCACTTAGAAATCTTTGCAACGTCACCTAATGTATTAAACAACCCATCGATATCATCACCTTTATTACCAATTAAGAAACATGAAGACATTTGTGGTCTTGGAGTTCCCGCATTGAATAATGTTGGTGTTGCATGAGTGTATAAATGTGTTGATAAATCGTTGTAGATTCTTAAACCTTCCTCAAGGTTAAAGTTACTAATACCTAACGCGACTCTCATATATAGGTATTGTGGTCTTTCAACAATCTTTTGTCCAATCTTTAAAAGGTATGAACGCTGTAAAGTTTTGATACCGAAATAATCGAAATCAAAATCCCTATCCATAACAATTGCGGAATCAATTGCTTCTCTGTTTTCTAATACAAACTTATAAAGCTGCGTATCAATTAATGAAGACTGTTTTCCTGTTCTTGGTTCAATGAATGAATATAACTCTTTGATAGATTGTGAAAACTTTTTTGGTGTTGACTTATGTAAACTTGATACCTCAATTCTACCGGCCAACTTAGAATAATCAGGGTGTGTTGTTGTCATTGCAACCGCAGTCTCCGCCGCCAATTTATCTAATTCAATTGTTGAAATACCATCGTAGATACCTTGTGTTACTTTTAAAGTAACATAGGTAGGGTCAATGTATTCCATATTTAAATCATGACATAAAATACTAATTCGTTTAGTAATCTTGTCATATCTCATCTCCTCAAGGGAACCGTCGCGTTTTTTTACTTTCATAATTTTAAAAATCTATATCTCCATTAAAAGCATCTTCGATACTTTCATCACTTTTATTATTTACACCCGCTTTTTGATATTCCGCAACACGTTTCTCAAAGAAGTTTGTTTTACCTTGTAATGCAATGTTCTGCATAAAATCGAAAGGATTTTCCGAATTGTAAACCTTTGAACATCCTAATGCCATTAATAATCTATCTGTAACGAACTCAAGATATTGTGACATCAAATCAGCATTCATACCAATCAAACGAACCGGCAACGCTTCCAAAATAAATTCCTTTTCAATTGCCAATGCACCAACAATAATTTCTTTAATCTTCGCTTCAGATAATTTATTTTGAATGTGGTTGTTAAATAAATGGCAAGCAAAGTCACAGTGCATACCTTCATCGCGAGAAATTAACTCATTAGAAAATGTAAGACCCGGCATTAAACCACGTTTCTTTAACCAAAAGATTGAACAGAATGAACCTGAAAAGAAAATACCTTCAACCGCCGCAAATGCAATAAGACGTTCAACAAATGTTCCTTTTTCAATCCATCTCATTGCCCACTCAGCTTTCTTTTTGATTGCCGGTATTGTTTCAATTGCATTGAATAACATATTTTGTTCATCTTTTTCCTTGATGTATGAATCAATCAACAAAGAATATGTTTCACTATGGATATTCTCCATCATAATTTGGAAACCATAAAACATTTTTGCTTCAGTGTATTGTACTTCATTTACAAAATTCATTGCAATGTTTTCATTTACAATACCGTCTGATGCGGCAAAGAATGCTAAGATGTGTTTCACAAAGTGTTTCTCATCTTCATTTAATTTGTTATCCCAATCTTGGATATCTTGCGCTAAATCA